GTCATTACAGTTGTTGTACTAACCATTTTACCATTTAATACTGCAAGAGCTTTTTGTTTCATCTGTTGGTATAATTTTGCTTGGTCTGGACTTAGCTGCACTATACGTTTAACAAACGTTTTATCTGGTAAATCTAAACAATCGTCTTTTAATACTCTGTAAGAAAAAGGTTCTAGTTTAGTAGATAACTCACCTAAGTTATGATAGCCAACAACAATCTGTACTGACCTACCATTAAAATTAGCATTTTTCATAATTGCATATCTAGTTCTAAAACCATAGTAAGATGCATGACCTAGTAACCAAGGATCTAAAAACTGACACTGTGTGTATAAATCTAGTGGAGATTTTGTAACAGGTGAACCTGTAAGTATTCTTCTATACTTAGAATGTTTAGCTAAACCTAAAATATTTTTAGTTCTTTTTGCAGTAGGATTTTTGATGGTTGTAGACTCATCAATTGCAATTAATGTGTTATGGCAGCTTAAAAACTTACTAGCAAAGTCAACACCTTTTTTAGTAGAAAAAGCTTCTACGTTCATAATTAAAATATGAAGTTCTTCTCCAGATTGAAACAATGTATTTAATTTTTTTTCTTGTGTTTTGTTAATCATAGCTTGCCACAAAACCATTTTTTTATCTATGTGGTCTACAAGGTGAGTAGGTATTTCAGAGTCGTGCCAATTTTGATATACACCTTTAGGTGCAATAATTAAAAGACCATTAATTTTACCTTTATCATAAAGCATAGATACATTATCTATTAATACCTTAGATTTACCTGTACCCATTTCCATAAAATAAGCATAAGCTTCTTTGTTCCATGACTTCTCCAACGCTTTTAATTGATGTGCGTATGGCTTAGTTTTAAATTTATAATTAATCATATTTATTTCGTCTTTCTGTTTGACAAATTATAATAAATAAACTAAAAGTCAACCATGAAAGAAAATATATCGCAAAATGAGCCTATTGTTTATTTGTTACAAGAGGTACCCGGTACTAAAATTGGTCGTCCAAAATATAATATTATTGGCGCTCAAAAATTTGGTGAAATAAAAGTTCTCTTACGTGAGGACACCCAAATTGTTAGAAGTCCGGGTCCGATAACTTATCAACTTAGAAGGTTACTCAAAGATTACACAGATAAAGATTATTTATTATTATCTGGAGATCCTAAAGTAATTGGTCTAGCAATAGCGGTTGCGTGTGATATAAATAATGGAAAGTACACTACGTTAACTTGGGACAGACAAGAGAAAATGTATTACCCGACCGAGTTTAACATACATGAAAGAGGAGAAATAAATGAGCAAGATAAACTATGAAGAAGACAGAGTACAATCAGTAACACAAGCTGATGACGCTAAAACTTTATCTGATAAAGTTATAGAGTTAAAAAATTTAGAGGATGAGATTAAAAACGCTGAAGACAGTGTCTCTAAATTAAAAGAACAAGCAAAAACATTATCGCAATTTGAAATACCTACGATGATGGAAGAAATGCATATTACAAAATTAAAGCTAAAAGATGGAGAATCTGTAGAGATTAAAAAAATCTATGGTGCATCAATCCCTCCTGCACAACAAGAGGGGGCTTTTACATGGCTTCGAAATAACGGCCTTGGTGATATTATTAAAAATGATATTACCGTTACCTTTGGTCGGGGCGAAGACAACAAGGCGAGCGAATACGCAACCCTTGCACAAGGTCAGGGGTTTGAACCCGTCCAGAAAATTGGCGTTCATCCCCAGACACTTAAAGCAGTAGTTAGAGAGCGTCTCGAAGCTGGACAAGAGATGCCCTCTGATTTATTTAAAACTTACGCAGGTAACAGTACAAAAATCACTAGGAGATAGATATGAGTGACGAGAAAAACGTGGCGATAAAAAAAGAGGCAGGATTACCTTCATCAGTTTTGTTTGAAGATGATGCTGCATCGGGTTTTGAAAATGTAAAGACAACTAGTTTGGCTTTACCTATTTTAAAACTTTTACAAAATGGTTCTGGCGAAGCACAGAAACGTAATCAGAATTACGTTGAAGGTGCAGACCCTGGAATGCTTTTAAATACAGTAACTAAAAAACTGTATAATGGAGCAGATGGAGTTACAGTTATTCCTTGCCATTACAAACTAGAGTATCAAGAATGGGCAGATTTTGGAACTGGTTCAGGTAGACCAGAAAACATTTTTGCTGATGGTTCTGATATTTTAGCACAAACAACCCAAGATGGGGGCGGTAAAGATAGACTAGAAAATGGTCATTATATCTTAACCGTTGGTCAGCATTACGTGTTGATGATTGGAAACGATGGGTCTGCAGAGCAGGCTTTAATTTCTATGAGCTCATCGCAAGGTAAGATAAGCAGGAAATGGAACTCTATGATGATGTCCATTTCACTTGATGGAAAAAACGGTCCTTACACACCGCCATCATTTAGCCATGCTTACAAACTAACAACTGTCTTAAATTCTGGCAAGGGTAACCAATGGTATGGTTACAACATCATTAAAGAGGGTCCAGTAACGGATGCTCAAATGTATGAACGTGCCAAGAAATTTTACACTAGCTTAGCTAGCAAGTAGTGTGGATAGTAGGCAGCCGATGGAGACGTAGGCTGCCTACGCAACAGAGTGGATATGACAGAATTAGAAAAATTTATAAATATATTTGAAGGTTTAAATACGGCTTATGGCCAAACTGTAAAGACAGATCAGTTTAGCGAAAAAGGTAAGCATAAAACTAAATCATTTACAATTAAAAATGCTGTAACTAAAAAATTATGGGACGAACACCTTAAAGGTAGTGATCCAGGATTAGGTATTGTACCCATTAATCAAGATAACAAATGCAAATGGGGTTGCATAGACATAGATACCTATCCCTTTGATCATAAAAAATTTGTATTAAAATTAAAAGAAAAAAATATACCCATGATTGTATGTCGATCTAAATCAGGTGGTGCACATGCGTTTATTTTTACAAAACAATTTGTACCAGCTGCCGTAATGAGAGCAAAATTAAAATTAATTGCATCAGCAATGGGTTTTGCAGGTGCAGAAATATTTCCTAAACAAGACTATATAAGGGTAGATAGAGGTGACACAGGTAGCTTTTTAAACCTACCTTACCATGCGCATGAGAGAACTGTAAGGTATGCTTACGGCGTTGAGGGTAATGTATTGACACTAGATGAATTTTTTGAGGTGCATGAAAATACTGCATTAGATGAAACAAAATTAAATGAATTAAAAATAGCAGCAGACAAGGAAGAGAAAGATGATTTTAAAGGTATGCCACCATGTTTGGTTACATTACTAAATGACGGAGTACCAGATGGTCAAAGAAATAATTGCATGTACAATGTTGGAGTTTATCTTAAAAAAAGACATCCAGACAAAGACGAGTGGCAAAGTTATATGTTTACTTACAACAAACAATTTATGGATCCACCACTAGATGCAAATGAAATAAATACATTAATAGGTTCATTAGATAGTAAGGACTACCAATATAAATGTAAGGATGAGCCTATACATAGTTTCTGTGATGCAAAAAAATGTGCCTTAAAAGAATTTGGTGTAGGAGATAATGCACCCACACCAGAAATTTCTGAGATTAGAAAATATGATTCTGATCCACCAATATACTTTGCAACAATAGATGGTGAAAGTATTGAAGTAGACGATGTTACATTGCATGATCCAGAAAGATTTTCTTTAGCATGTATGAATCAAATTGGTAAACCTATGATGCCTGTACCTAAACATATGTGGCGTAGATTATTAATTAAACTATTTGCAAATTTAGAAACTATACCTGCACCAGATTCTTCTAAATTAGATGTACAACTAAAAGAAATATTGGCAGATTATATAAATAAAACACCTGGTAAAGAATTAAAAGATGTTATGAGAGGCATTGCATTTACAGATACAGATGGTTTTACATATTTTAAATTTAAAGATTTTTGGAAGTTTTTATTAAAAACTAAATCATGGGCTGAGAAAACTTACCCTAAACAAAAAACAATGAGGTTTTTAGAATCGTTGTTTGATGCAGAAGAAGCTTCACCTAAAGTAGGTGCAAAAACTGTAAGACTATTAAAAATGCCTACAGTTAAATTAGATAGACCTAACCCTAGAACAACGAAAGTAGAAAAATCACCATGGCTATAGTAAAGAAGATAATGGGACCACCAGGTACTGGTAAAACATATAGATTAGTAAACCATTATTTAAAAAAAGAATTAGAAGAATATAAAACCGACCCTGAGAAAATTGCATATATTACATTTAGTAGAGCTGCAGCAGGAGAGGCAGAAGAAAGAATTACAGAGTTGTTTCCAGATGCAAAGTTAAAATATATATCAACTATGCACGCAATGGGCATGAGACAGTCTAATATAGACGCTAGCATACAATTATTAACTGGTAAGAAGTGGAATAGATTTAAACAAGAGTATCTAGAATGGCAAAACATATCTTTTGAAACAACTGTCGATGCAGCGGGCAACCCTAGGTATCAAAATACTCATTTACAAATAATACAATACTCAAGATCAAAGTTAATATCTATTGAAGATGCAGCTGTAGAGCTACAGAAACACCACGATATAGATGTTGATTCTACAATACAATTACAGACAGATTTAAAATCATTCAAAGAAGGTACCAATATGGTTGAGTTCTATGACATGATTAACAAGTTTGTCGAGGAAGATCGATGTCCTCCACTCGATGTCATCTTTCTCGATGAAGCCCAAGACCTTAGTGCACATCAATGGAAATGTTTTGATTACATAAAATCAAAATGTAAACGAGCTTACATGGCTGGTGATGATGATCAAACTATATATGGGTTTCAAGGTGCCGATGCTAATTGTTTTATGGAGCAAGAAGGTGAAAGAGATGACCAAGAAATATCTCGTAGAGTTCCTAAAACTGTACACACAGAGGCTATAAAAATTTTAAATCAACTTACAACTCGAATAGATAAAAAATGGGTGCCAAGAAATGCTGAAGGTAATGTGTATAAAAATTATACTTTTGATGAGATTGATTTTACAACTGGTAAATGGATGATACTAGCTAGGACAAACAAGTTACTTGTTAATATATCAGAACATTTTTATTCTCTAGGTATTAGATTCAAAGCAAAAACAAATACAAGATTACCAAATTCTGTTGTTGAGGCTTACCAAGTTTGGACTAGGTTAAATCAAGGTGCATTTGTATCTGGTGAAGAGGCACAAATAATCTACCAATACCTTGTGGTAAAAAAGGGACATGTAGCGAGAGGCTTCTCTGATGGTAAAAGTCTACAAAATGTTAAGAGTATTGATTTAGATAAATTAAAACAAGAACATGGTTTACTAATAGATGGTGATTGGAAACAGTTACATATTGCAGAGCAGTACAAAGAATACATGCAAACTTTATTAGAAAGAGGTGATGATCTAATGAAAAAACCAAACATAGAGTTACTCACATTACATGGTTCTAAAGGTAGAGAATGTGAAAACATTTGTTTGTTTCCAGATTACGGTGCAGAAGGACAAGATGAATTTATATATCGTAATGCATATGAAGACCCAGACCCAGAACATAGATTATTTTTTGTGGGTGTAACAAGAGCAAAAGAAAATTTATATTTAATGCAACCAACATCAGATTATTATTACACAATAGGAGAACCAATAGTATGACAGACGATCCATATTTAAAACAAATTGCAGGAACACATTATATGAAAATGGCAATTCAACCTGCAGAATTTATTAATAAAAATAATTTACTTTTTGCAGAGGGTAATGCAATTAAATACATTTGTAGACATTCAGCAAAAGGAGGGGTAGAAGATATAAATAAAGCTATACATTATTTAGAAATGATAAAAGAAAGAGATTATCCAAAAATAATAGAAGAGGAAGTAAAATAATGTTTGAAGCACCTACTGAATGGATAAGTCCAGAGTCATTCCCTGATTTAAAAGACCACAAGTACATAGCAATTGACCTAGAGACGAGAGACCCGGGACTAAAATCTCGTGGTTCTGGTGCATTAGTAGGTAATGGAGAGATTGTAGGTATAGCAGTGGCTGTAGAAGGGTGGTCTGGATACTATTCTTTTGGACACTCAGAAGGTAATTTTTTTGACAAAGCAGCTGTAATGGGTTGGATAAAAGAAGTTTGTGCATTACCTAATGTAAAATTATTTCATAATGCAATGTACGATGTATGTTGGCTTAAAGCATATGGTGTTAAAATTAATGGTCACATTGTAGACACAATGGTTATGGCCTCATTAATTGATGAGAATAGATTTCATTATTCATTAAACAGTTTGTCTATAGATTATCTTGGACAAGTAAAAGATGAAACAGCACTACGTGCTGCAGCAGACAAAGCAGGGATTGATGCAAAAGCTGAAATGTGGAAGCTACCTGCAATGTATGTTGGCTTGTATGCTGAAAAAGATGCAGAGTTAACTTTATCTTTATTTAAAAAATTATCTGTTGAAATTAAAAAACAAGATTTAACAAAAGTATTTGACCTTGAGACACAATTGTTTCCATGTCTTATAGATATGAAATTTAAGGGTGTTCGAGTGGACGTTCAAAAAGCTCATACAATAAAGCAACAGCTAGCATCACAAGAAGAAAGCTTACTCCTAGAAGTAAAAAAAGAAACAGGCATAGAACCTCAAATATGGGCAGCAAGAAGCATTGCCACAGTTTTTGACAAGCTAGGTTTATCGTATGTGAGAACTGAGAAAACAAAAGCACCTTCCTTTACTAAAAATTTTTTACAAGAACATAAAAATCCTGTGGTTAACAAGATAGCAAAAGCCAGAGAGATTAACAAGGCTCATACTACATTTATTGACACAATTATTAAATACCAACACAAAGGTAGAATACATGCCGATATAAACCCTATTAGAGGTGACAGTGGTGGCACTGTAACAGGTAGGTTTTCTTATTCTAATCCTAATCTCCAACAAATTCCAGCGAGAAACAAGCAGATAGGACCTATGATTAGATCCTTATTTATACCAGAGGACAATCACAAGTGGGGTTGTTTTGATTACTCACAACAAGAACCAAGATTGGTTGTACACTACGCTGCAACCAAATTTAAAGGTGATGAGGAAGTAACGGATATTGTAGAAAGGTTTCAAAACAATTCTATTGATTTCCATCAAACTGTAGCAGACATGGCAAGCATATCTAGAACACAAGCTAAAACAATTAACCTTGGACTATTCTATGGTATGGGTAAAGCTAAGTTACAAGCAGAGTTAGGACTATCTACAAA